GCGACGAGGGCCATGATGCTCGAACCCGCGATTCCATTGAGGAGCGCGAACCCGCCCGAACCCGCCGTGAGGCTGATCTTGTAGAGGAAACGCTTGCCCGTAGGGATGGAGCCCGTCTTGTCGATCTGCTCCGTGTAGAGTCCTGTGCCCGTCAGATTGAGCGTTCGCCACGGCTTGTCCACCGCGTCGGTCACGGTCACCGTGCTCGGAGAAGCACTGGCAAAGCTGATCGTCTGAAGGAGCCCGAGGAAGCGCCCTGCACGGGACCTCAAGAACCGGAGGATGGCATCGACGAAGACGTTGGTGCCACCGTCCTGCCGGCCTTCCCAACCGCCCGCCTGAGCGACGGCTGAGCCAAGCACGTTGGTCATGTTCCCGGTCATGCCCGCGCTAGGCAACACGAACCCGTAGTCGGTGTCTCCAATGGCGAAGAAGCGCACATCGGTCGTCACAACCGGGCCAGGGTCAGTCCGCGTCAGCTTGACGACGTAGACCCCATCGAGCGTCGGTGTCGTGGTTGCCGTCTGTGTAGCGGGGTTGTTAACCGTAGGGGCCCCGCTCAGAGGCCCAGGGATGCCGACGATCTGCCACGACCATGAGGTCGCTCCCGGACCTGCCGCATCGGTCATCGTGACCAGAGCGTTCGCCGCGAACCCGAGCGCCGATTGCCCTGCGGCCGGCGTCAGAATCCCTTGGCTGAACTGGATGGAGGCAGCAGGCATCGACTAACCCCGCGCATAGAAGGAAGTTCGAGCGGCCCGAGAGCACTCACCCAGCCGTAATCGTGTACGAAACCGTGAGCGTGTCGTTCAGGAGGAGGGTTCTCTGGACGAACTGGACCTCGTGATTGATGACGCCGCTGATCGGCGGACCTGCCGAGTCGAAAAGGGCGCACTTCTGAACGCCCTGGGGTGCTCCGCCCGTGTACGTGAACAAGTGCAGGATGCTCGTCTGATTTCCCGCGCCCGTGGGTAGTGTCACTGTACCCTGAGCCCGACCGAGCCCGTTGCTGGTCAGCTCCGCCAGAAGAGAGGCGTCCGCAGCAGCAGGTGGCGTCGCGTCGTTCGACAGACCGATGTAGTTGAAACCGTTCGCACGAGCGACGGTGCCGTAGGCGAAGTTGTGGAGTTGGACCCGGCCCGTGTTCGTGAGGATGTTGAAAACCTCCTCATCCTCGTCCACGTGGCGGTACAACCAGAGGCCCCGAGCCTCGTCGTACTCGTAAGGGCGCTCTTGGCGGATCCGAACCTTAGCGCGGACGTTGGGAACCGTCTCCAGGATGTGCATGCAGACCCTCCTCTTCCGAGGACGCATGAAAGGATTCAGAAGTCGTCTGAGTGGTCTTCGTCCCCGACGTTCTGGTTCACCTTACGGCCAAGGCGGTCCCGGTTCCGGATTCCCTGCCAATACGCCCGAAAGTCGTCGTAATAGTACGCGCCCATGTTCCACCGCATGGCGTCGAGGATTTTCCCGAGGGTGTCGTTCGGGATGTACTGGTCGTTGAAAATGTAGCGGATCCGGAAAAGGGTGTGCGCAGGCCGGGTCAAGTCGAGCACCATGCGGATCGCCGAGTCAGCTCCAAAGACATTCGGAGGGAACCCGCCACCTGGGGGCGCCACAACGTCGATATCGAAGACGAACTGGTCCGAAATATCGAGACCCGACGCCCCCTTGCGAACGAGGAGGAAGTCTTCGGTGACCCTGATGTCACCGGTCAAGAAGAGCTTGACCACGTCAGCCATCGACTTTGGGATCGAGCCCTGGAAGTAGATGCGGAGAAGGTTGAGCAGAAAGTCGCGGAATTCTGAGTCATTGAACTCCAACGGAGGGAGCCGCCCGTTGACGAGCATGAGGTACCCAACGATCGAGTACAGGAAGTCCGAGCGGGTTGTGGTGAAGTCCCGATCCGTGTTGATGTCCTCAAGCGACAGCTCAATGCGGGCCAATTCAACCGCGACAGCCTTCAGTTCGTTCGTGTAGTTGGGACCTTGGATCGCCGAGATGTAGTTCGACGGGAGCAAGTTCAGGAGCGTGGTGAAGATGGTCTGCGCCCGTTGAAGGAGCCGGAGGTTGTATTCCTTGCCCTTCTGGTCGATCGTGTGATTTAGCCGGTTCGTATCCGGTTGAAACCGTGCCATCAGACCCCCCTACGGCGAAGAACATAGGGTGCATGCGTGCTTTGGTAGGCTTTGATGGCAGGCCACCCTTGCTCCACTACATCGCTGGGTATGAGCCAGCCCTGGAGTCGATAATACAGCTTCCCGTCGATGTACTCGGTGCCGCCGCATCGGATGGGCACCACCATGCTCTCCGCAAGCCGCATCCTCTCTTCTTGTGTCAACTTGGCGATGTCCATCAGGTCGCTTCCCGATAGGTGATCGTAAAGTTGCCCAAGTCGATAAACTCGACGTCGGCCGCTACGATGTCATGGGACCGGGAGTCCTTGTTGATGATGTAGCTCGCCTGGTAGGCGTGGTTCGACGGGTCGTCCGGCGGCAGCCCAGCCCCAGAGAGAGCGATGGCTACGTGGTTGGCCGTGCGTCGTAGGCGTTCAGCCGCAAGTTGATCCGGCAAGAAGCCCGCTGCAAGAAGTGTGGTGTCATCGGAGTAACCCGCAATCACCGCACCCGTGTACCCGATGATGTAGGCCTGCTTGGGGTTCTGCCCAACGTTCGTGAGAGCGCTGGAGAGGGTGAGAGACACGTCGTCCTGAAAGACTCCCTTGTGCTCGGTGATGAGGCCACCACCGTCGATTGTGGGGTTCTGGAGAGGGTTCGTCAGAAGGAAGACGCGGTTGCCTCCGATGTCGAGCGAGCCCACACGAACGAAGGTCGAGAGGACCGCCTCACGTAGCTTCCTGGAGCCGTCCGCATAAGCCATCCGTGCGAAGGGGACGACCTGGAAGTCGACACCTGGGGTCGCGTCAATGGCGTGGATGACGTCCGATTGGGCGATCCCCTGTCCAATCACTTTCTTGTTCAGCTCCAAAGAGACGTTCGACCGCACGGCGGGGTCGGTCTTGTCCTTGGTCGCACCCTTGTTGAGCTGGACCGTCGTTTCGATGTCGATCTGGTTCTCGATGGCCTGCTTCACCAAGACGTCGGCTGTCACGTGACGCTTGTTGTTGATGATCTGCTGGAGCGCTTGGAGCAGGTCGTTGATGACGTACGTGACCGTGAAGTTCTCGTCGTGAACGTAGTCAACGGATACCGCCAGACCGTTATCGATGGCCGAAGACGAGGTCCTCACGATCTTCGCAGGAGTCGTGGGGGTCCCCTCTACGACGTCATAGTCGGGCAACGCGGAGCCAGGGCCATTGTACTGGATCGTACGCGGTGCGTTGAAGACCTTGATCGTAGCCGTATTGATCCCGATCGAGTCGAGAGGCTCTTGGACGAACCCGATCAGGGTGTGGGGTTCATCGTTGATCGTGATGGTGTCGCCGCTCGGCTTACCCCCGAATTGGATGATCGAGAGGTTGTCGAGAGCGATGGTGCTCTCTCCCGTGATGAGAGGGTCGTCGGTCTTGTAGAGCTGGTAGTTGTTGGCGGGGTCAAGCGGCCCCGCGACCTCACCAACGACGGAGATGACGCGACGAACGGGCTGAAGCGTGAAGAGGAACTGGTTGATGACACGGAAGCGGTAATCGGCGTTGATGATGTCGTCGATGAACGTGGGGGGCTGGGCGATCGACGTGTTGATCTGGAACGTCTGGTAGTCGACGATGATGACGCCCGTGAGATCGTAGTCGAGGCCAGACGTCACATTGTGTACGCCAAGTCCCTGGAGCGGGTTGTTCAGGATCTCGATGATCGGCGTCTGTGCCGTGACACGTGAGTCGAGAACGCGGAAGATCAGGTTCGTCAGATCGATAATCTGGATCTGGATGTCGCGAGCGATGTCGAACGTGAAGGCGAACTTCTCCGAGACCTGTCGCTCACGAAGACCCTGGATGTAGATGTCGACTTTCCCACCGATGTGCTTGTGACGAACATCGTCGTAGTCACGCATCATGAGCGAGTCGCCGCTCTTGACGATCTTGGCCTTAATGACCCCTAGTTCGGCCGCAGCGGTGGCCGCGTAGCCGCCTTCGGTACCCGTGTCGACCGAGGCGAAACCGAGGATGGCCCGCGACGAAAGGTCGGCGTTGGACTCACGGTCGTCACCGAAGACTGTTGCTTCCGTGTTAACGGCCGAGACCCCGGAGACCCCGAGGATCGAGTTGATGGTCCCCGCAGGTCTGTTACCAGCCCCACCGATGTTCTCCGCAACGATATCGGCAGTGATCTCGTAACGCTTCGTGTTGAAGTTGAAGAAGGCCTCAGCACCTACGACGGGAAGCACGAAAGAGCCGCCGATGCGGTAGCGCTGAGCAGGGATGCCCGTTGTAGCATCTGCATCGGAGGTAACGAAGGTGCCCGCTGGGATGACGAGGTCGGTCGTGGGCTTCGTCGGCGTGTAGATGACAACCTGCCCGACCGACGGACGACCCGGAAGCCTTTGCACGTTGTCATTGGCCGCGAGCTTGTCGAACTGCTGATCAATGAGCGACTGAACTGCGTCGTCGCTTGTGTACCCAACAGCGGCCTTGAGGGCTTGCTTGTAGGCGCTACTTGCCACGGGATCTGAGACCCCGCTTCCGCTCACATTGTCGATCGCGAGGAGCGTGAGGAAGCTCTGGCTGCGATGAACGAAGTCGACGAGGAACCAGATGCGCTCTGCCTCAGAAGCGAACGGATCGACGTTGATGTCTCGTGTCGTCGATCCAGGGATGAGGCTGATCTCGGTGTTGACCCGCTGAACCGAGTTGATGTAGTCGGTGACGATCTGCGTCTGGTTACGGCCAGGTAGATCGCGGATCGAGGTGTCGATAATGAGCGGTGTGCCCAGGACTTCTTGCGAGAAGGGGGTCTCGATCTCCGAGTTGGTGGTCGGGTCGAAGTAGACACCCGTGACCACGTAGTACAGAGGATCGTTGTTGGAGACGTTCGAGAACTGATCGGAATTCAGGGTGCCGGGAGCCCCTGTCCGGATGTGGTTGAACGTTACGAACTCGTTGAAGACGAAGTTCTCCGTAGTGCTCTTAAACCGGAGCCTCCCTGTCAACGTGGAGGTGTCGTGAAAGGAATCCAAACGAACGGCCAATTCGTTGCCGAACTCGTCTTCCTCAGTCACACGGATGCGAACTGTCTGGTTGGTGCCGTCCCAAATGGCGAAGTCGGGGAGTGAGCCGAGTACATTCTCCTCGAATACAGTCGAGGTCAGAACAGGCTTGTCGTTGATTTTGAAGTACCCCGTGGACCCCCCACCCGCTGCTGTTGCAGCGTAGAAATTGAACCCGATGGGGGTAGGGGTAGTGACCGGAGCCAGCGTTGTCGGGTCCACCTCTGGCGGCTTGCCCGCGAGGAGGTCTACTGAATTGCGGCGTCGATGGACTCGAATGCCCGTCGGGATGGGTGCCGACGTGTTGTCGATAGACCGTACCCTTGTGACCGCAACCGTCGAGATGGCTGAAGCACCACCTACGATGTCGATGGTGCGGAGCTGGATGGTGTTAAGCCCCACCTCCAAGAGTAGTCCCGTGGGGAACGACGCCAAGTTGGGGACCGTGAAGGTCTGGAGCGAGAAACTGACCAGCGTTGGGTCCGAAACGAAGGCGCCCCCGTTGATCGACACCTGGATGACAGACGTATTGACGTCGACCGTCCCCACAATGGTGGTGGTGTCCTGATTCGTCGTGAAGACAAGGTTCGTCGTGAACCCAGTACCATCGCGAAGAGCAATTTTAGGGGCTGTTGCCATCGATCACCCGGTGAGGACGAAATCGCTGAGGGATTGCCGAATGACACCCTGTTGAGCCGTGGAGCCCAAGAGGTCCGACGGCTGTGGAAGCTTGAGCCCACGCTCCAACTGGATAGGGTCGTTCGATCGATTCTGGACCGTGATGCTAACGAAAACCACCGTGGGATCCTGTGTGCTCTGCTGAAGATCAACGGAAAGCAAGCGAAGGGGGTACTCCTTGTCGGAGACGTTCTGCCCAACCTTCTCTTCTTGCTGCCGCTTGATACTCTGCCAACGGTTGAATGCCTGATAGATGTCCGAGACGATGAGGTTTTGGATGAGCCCCCCGGCCGAGAGCTTCTTGCCGATGGTTTCCAAGAGCGAGGTCCCGTACCAGAGATGGAACGGGTTCGTCCCTCGGATCGTGTAGAAGTCCTTCTGTAGCTCCTGAATGAGTAGAGCCTCATCACGAGCTTGAACGGGCTCACCATGCAAGCTGTAACGGAAGTCGTTTTCGACCCCTGTTCCACCGCACCTACGGCACTCTTGCCGTGTGGTCGTGTAGTTGATCTCAACAAAATCGGAACCGCTACGAAGGGGCTGATCAAAGATGATGAGCCGAAGAGGTCGATCGACGAGAGTGTTGGGAGCGCTCACAAGGGTCCAGCCGGGAGACACTTGTTGTCCCCGGTGCTCGCGGTTCACCACAATCCCAAGGGTGGCCGCCAATGTGCTCGTGGGTAGAATGAAGACACTGGCCCCCCGACCTGTGGCCGTCGTTCGGAAGGCGATGCGATTCCCAAGCAGCTCGAAGGAGAGTCCTTGAAAGAACCTGTTGAGGATGTCCACGAGCCGGTCCACGGGGAGCTTGTTGGCTGACGGAATGACAGCCGTTTGCTGGGGGCCCTGGTTGACCGAAACGACAAAGGTGTCGTTCACCCCTTGCATGATGTTGAACGGACCCTCTTTGGTACCCGCGCTCGCACCCGGTGAAGTCACACCCACGGAGGGGACCTCGAAGGCGCTATCCAACCGAACACGAACAGAATTCGAGGAGGCGATGGGACGAAGAGGGCGGACCGTCAAGCGATCGGTCTCCACGAAAAGAGCCTCTTCAGCAACCAGGTGCGTGCAAACCTGATCGATTTGGCGATCGTAACTCACGTGCCTGTCCCTTTCGGTACGGCAGGACCGTCAAGGGTACGCTCGAAGTCCGTAACCTCAGACCGGTCTGGACCGGGCATGTAAGCGGCGAACGGAGCGTACGCGAGCTTTCCGTGTGGGTCAGGCTTGCTGCTGTCGTTCGATGCTGCGAGGTATTGACGATCCGAGATCAATGCGTTGATCCCGTTGAGGATGAACTCCAGCGCTCCGTTGATCGTGGCGTCCGCTTTGATCCGGTTGAGCGTGTTGATCTCAACTTGGAGCTGGTCCCCATAATCGATTGCGCGGCGGATCTTCCGTTCAAGGGCCTCGCGACGGTAGATCAAGATGTCCTGTGCCCAGGCTGTCGCCTGACCCATTGAGTCCGCAGTCTGAGCATCCGAGAGGCCAGGGGTCCCAAGGACATCACCGTTGCTCATCTGCTGGGGCGTTTTGGTCTCATCCCCCGTAGCCCGGAAAATCGCCTGCCCCGTGCTTCGGACTTGGAGGTCGAACTCAGCATCCCCGCCGAGGCCCTCGTAGACACCGAAAAGCTTGCCAACGTACGTTGAGGTCGGAGGGTCCGCAGACATTTGTGTAGGCACCCCTCCTGCGTCGAACGCGAACGCGAGGTTGCCTATCCGAGCCTGCTCCGCCTTCAAGTGAGCGATACGAGCGTCGATCGTGGACGTTTGAGCCCGAACGAAGGTTGAAAACCTGTCGAACTGGGATCGCGTGAACGTGCCTTTAAAGTCGAAGGCCACCTTGGAAGTCTCCTCGTACAACGAGTCTACACAAGAGGAAACAGCGCCTCCTAGAAGATGAGCTTGAAAGCCGACACGAAAGCTCCGACGTCCACCGCGACGTACGCCAAGGCGATTCCGCCCGTGTACCCGCTCGGACCACTGGGTGGCTTGTCGCCGCCCGCGCTCTCGACAAGGCTAGCCCACGTGCCCGCATCACCATCGGTCTCCGGGACGCTCAAGATGAAAAACCCGGCCTGAAGGCTGGCGATAAAGTCAAGAATCGAGATGAGGTACTGGATGAACTTCTCCAGCACATTGATCTTGCGGATGATGAGGTCGATGAAGTTCTTGATCTCGTCGAGCATCCCCTTGAAGGCATCGAGGAGCGCCTGAATCTTCGCGATCAGTTCGTAGAGCATCTGACCGGACCAGGGGATGATATCGCGAAGGATGCTGATCTGAATCCAATCCGGCGGAACACCCCCAAGGGTGAAGCCCTTGATGAAGTTGATGACCGTTAAGATGTCAACTCGAACATTGGGATCCGTAAAAGCCGCCGCGTATAAAAGAGCTGTGTCTTGGCTGACGGTCCCGTCCGATTGGATAAGCGTTAGCGCGAACACCATCTTCTCGATCGTCGAAGACGAGAGCTTGGTCGCGATTGTAGGGACCTCGGGAGGCGGCCCTTGCATGATCGCGCGAAACTGGTCTGCCGCCCCTGCTTCCAACATGGCCCCCGCAACAATGCTTGCGAGCCGCGTTGCGTTGGACCGCACGAGGATACGTTGCCATGGCATTTCCTCGGGGACGCCCGTTGCCTCGTTCGGTGTGAGAGCCTTCGAGATTGATGTCCCAACGAAAGGGACCGCTTCGAAAGAGACCAGAGAGCCGGCGAACTTCTGTAGGGAGCCCCTCCCAACTTCCGATGCCGCAGTCGTATCATTCAACGGGAACCCGGATGGATCGAACTGACTTTCAGGGGCCGGCGGCAGGTGGAAGTTGAACGAGAAAGCAACCTGGAAGACTCGTTTCAGATTCTCAATGACGTCGAAAGTTCCGACATTGGGCATCCGCACACGGAAGAACGGTGTGGCCCGTCCCATGGTCACTTTCCCTGGCCACGCAACGAACGGTGTCTTTTCCACGACACTCGTGTCGGGCTTCGTGAACTGGACACTTGTAGGACCGCTTCTCGTCAGGTCTCCGCTGAAGGCCCGAACACGGTACCAATAAGTTCGGTCAGGAACGACATCATGATCGATGTACCGAAACGTCCCAAGTTGCCCTAGTAGGAACGTTCCGGTGTTACTACTTGTATCGATGACGATGTACTTCTGAGACTTGATGAACGGGTCCCCGTATTCATCATTGAGACGGATTTTGCGCTGGATGACCTTCCCAGGCTGACCACGAACTTCATAGTTGGTATCCACCTCCGTCGTCAATCTCCCGCAGGCATCGTCATCGTTCAACTGAGAATCGGTGATCTCTTTTGTGGGGTTCACCTCGTTCTTCTCGATGAGGAAGTTGGGCGGGGAGAATTCGTCGGAGATGGCCCCCAGGAGGTCAGAGAACCCAGGGTCCCCAGCACGTGTACCTTGTGGAAGAGCCCACTCAACGACGAGGGACTTTGGCTTGCTCTGAAAGACACTCACGATCGAAAGGAGTGCATCCCCTTTGGCCCCGACGGGTAGGACCTTGAAATTGCTGGGCGGCGCGTACTGTGGGCTCAGGAATTCCTTGCCGAAGAATTTGAGGAGAATCTTGATGAGGTTGAGGAGCCCGATCACATCACTGGCGTCGGCGACGATGAGTACAAACCCACTCGTGGTAGCCCCCGCGATAGGCTGCGGGCGGTTCGGATCCTTGGTGTCGAAAAGGGACCCTCGAAAACGCGTTGTGTACGCATTAAAACCGCCGGCGTTCCGGAGGAATTTGGGATCGACAAAGGGATTCGGGATATCGAACAGCGCGTAAATGCCCGTTCGCTTGAGTGCCTCGAAGAGCGTCAGGATCAACTTGATCAGGGCCTCAACGAGCGCCTTGATGGGGTTACCGAAGTCGATGAGGAACGCCTTGATTGTCTCCAAAATGGCCTTCAGGATCTCCAGGAAGATGAGTAAGGTCTCAAGGATAGCCCGGACGCCTTCCAAGAGATCCTCACCAGGGATCTGGATCTTGAATGCTTGCCAATTGGGAGTCGCGGCCATGTTACCCCTTCAAGAGCCGTACTGGAGTTTTTCGAGCTTACGGCGGAGGAGTTTGATCTCCGCTTCGGTTGCCGAGACCGTCAACCGAACGACCTCACGCATCTGAGTGTTGATGCCGAACTCCGTCTTGTACTCCCACTTGGGGGCTTCGGGAGCGGGTGTCTCTTCCTTGGGCTTGGTTTCGTCCGACATGATTACGACCCCTGTACGGTGAGGAGTTTGATGAGCTGGTTCAAGATATCTGCTTGCGCCTTGATTCGATCAGCCACGGCACGCTGCTCTTTCACGAGGTAGCCTGTCTCCTGGTTGATCCGGGCATCAATCCACGAATACCGCTTGTCATAAAGGCGATCCGAGCCGGTGAGTGCCTTCTGAATCTTGGCGATCGGACCCGTCCCTGGGTTGGTGAGGTAAGCCAACCGCGTCTGAGCCTGCGTGGTTCGGGTATCGAGGTCCACGGTAAGAATGCCGCGAGCAAAGGACGCCGGGTCCGGTAGGGTTACCAAGAGCACGGGAACGGGTGTGTTGACGAGAGCCTGGAAGGCAAGCGTCTGCGTCGTGAACGTTTCGTTCGCCGCGAGGATGCTGAAGATGTCCTGGAAGGTCATGAGACCCGCCCCGAAGTAGCTCACGATCTGGTAGGTGATTCCGGCTCCGGCTACTGGGAATGGCGTCTGAACGGTGATCTGCGTTGGGGAGTCCACGCTCGCGATGGAGTAAATCCCTGCGTTCGTTCCCGTCTGGATGTAGACGAGATGAGAAGTGTTCACCCCAGAGGTGATGTAGTTCGCGGTGATGTCCGTGAGCTGAGTGAGGACCGTAACCGACCCGTTCACACTCGACACGATGGTCGTGAAGATCGTGGCAAGGAAGGCGAGGAGGGCCGCCTGCTCAGAATTGGGGTTCGTGTTGATGGTTGCCAGCTCGGTCGCCACCGCTGAGGAGATCGCGGCAAGGATGGTCAGCGGACCACCGTATGTGTCGAGGGGATTGTCGATCCTGTACGTGCCACCGATGACGGGACTCGAAAAAGCGGAGTCTAGCGTGAGTTGGATATTCGAGACCACCGTAACGATTTGCCGGCGTTCCGCGATGTTAGGCCCGCTTGTCATCACAACAGTCCAGCCAATCTGCGCAGTCGTCGTGAAGAGGGCGAGGGCATCCGTGAGGGTTGTGCCCGCCAAAGTAGCGGTACCCGTCACAGTCGTTGAGCTGACAGCGATCGTGTAGCTGAACCCGGCATCCTGAACCACGAAAGGTGAGTCGACCGTGATCGTGTTGACGCCAACTACTGTGATGCGTCGGAACTCCGTGGCCCCATTGAGCCCTGTCAGGATACGTACAAGGTCGTGGACTTGAGGGAGTGGAGCGGGGAAAGAGGGGTTTGCATCGGTGATAATGGTCGTGGTGACGTCGAGAGACCCCGTCCCCAAGTAGGGGGCCGTTGTTGCGAGACGGATCGTACCCGTCACGGGCTGCTCCGCTGTGATCTCCACATTGAGGGGGCCGCCGCCTGCCGCCGTCAACTCCCCGTCAAACGTCGGGCCGACAATGGGGAGCGCTTGATCCCTATCATCATTCGTCGTCCCCCCGTAGAGAGCGGGGAACTTGTCGGGTGCGGTAGCGCTGATGTTCAACCCTGCCCCAAAGACTTGGAGGATGTCCCCGTTTTGGACTGGGAAGGTATCGAAGAAGGGGCCGAAGGGCCGTACCAACGGGGGAAGAATTGAGAGGATCCCGTTGTATGGGAAGCTTCTTTCTGAGAAGAGAAACTCACCCGTCGAGAGGTTGAAGTCCAAGTCGTGGCCGAAGCGGTACTGCATCATGTACGCGCCATTCGTGCCGGCGGCAGGAGGGTAGTCACCCTTCTCCAACGAGGTGTTCGCGTCGCTCGGGGAAAGGTAGATCGTCGACCCGGCCGGAAGGAAACCGGGATCAGGACCCGGTGTCGGGGAGTGCGCCCCCACGCTGATTGTCACTGTCGTCGCGGTGAAGCTGGAGACGGTGGCTGTATCCGAGTCGAGGACGAAGAAGCGTCCCTGGGGATCCTCGATGACGACACGCATCTGGTTGACGAACGAGGGACGCTGGAGGGCGTCGTTCGTGCCGTTGGCGTTGTCGACGGTGAAGGTGGTCGTACCGTAGGGGTAGTCGAACTGGATCTGAGCCCTGGGCGTCCGCTTGAAGGCGACAGTGGGGAGAGACGAGAGGTTGTTGAATGTCGCCTTCGCGATGGCATCCCCATCCCCCGTACTACCCGAGACCATAGCCGGAGAGGTCGCGAAGAGGTCGCGGAGGTTCTTGAAGAACCGGCTGTACGGGCCTTGGAGGTAGATGGCTTGGGTCGTGCCCGAAGGGAGCGGGAAGGGGGAGACGACCAGCTTGTCGTCGATCTGATTGGTCACCGCCGCCGGGTTCGGACGAACAGGGTTGGTGATGTTGCCGTCGAACAGGAACCGGCCGTTGTTACCACCCACGACACGCCCATCGAGCGCATGGAGGGCGTCTTCGAGGTAGTTGACCGCATCGTTGAAGAACTTGAGGCTTCCGCGAGCAACGAGATCCTGGTTGGCGAGATGACCCTCAGGGAAGAAGACGGATTCCCGACCCTGTTGGAAGAGCTGAGGCGAAGACGAGTTCGACGTCTGCGGGCCGCTTGACGGAGAGCCCGCTTGAGCTGCCGCCTGGATCTCTTGGGCCACCTCCCCCTTGAAGTTGGTGAGAGTCTCAACCCGGTAGTAGAAGTTGTCCGGCGAGAAGACGTAGTAGTTGGCTTGGAGGATTTGGCCTTCCAAGCCATTCGCTGCCGTGGGGGCAATCGAGAATGTGTACGAAGCCCTGACACGAGGGCCCGCACCCACGATTCGATGACCCGTGTAGAAGATCGACACCTCTTCTTTGGGCCGCAAGGCTGGGGTGTACTTGACGGCTCCCGCGTCGTCGATCTGGTAGTCCGTAGGGGCCAAGAGCAGGATACCCGCCTCACCCTCTGCCCGTCGGAACAGCGAATAGGGTTGGGTGAGAACAGGCGCCTTGCTCGTCAAGGCCGTCGTCGTCCCTTCCTCGAAGATAGGACGAACCGTGTACTGGAGGATTTGGGGCCCGTGCATGTATTGGCGAAGTGCGTTCGCCGCAAGGGTCACCTCAGTCTTACCCGTGTCCGCATGGAATTGGGCCCCCGTTACCTGAATGAAGTCAGAGAACGAGGAGATCCCATCCGTGAAGTAGACCGTCACCCCAGAGCGGTACGAAGACGTCCGGTCTCCGAAGACGAAAATCTTGTTCATCCCCCTCGCAACGGGGTCGTATGCCTGTAACTCGGGAGTGAAATAGGCCGGGAAGAAGAGAAAGCTCGTGAGCCGCGTCGGTCCTGACGAGACGAAAATCTTGGGATCCGAGTACGAATTCTGGAACGTCTGCGCCCCAAAGAGCGTGACGGTTGTGATATCGGCCCCCACATCGTACGAAGATGCACCGATGAGATAGACCTCCTCCTGCTCGATCCGCATGAGAAAACCGGCCGGGAAGTTGGAGGTCTGGTCCCCATGGACGACGAAGAAGTTCTCGCCCTCGGTGATGTTGACGAGAGCTGTCAGCATCGGGGGTTGAAGAATCGTTGTCGTCTTCTCTCCGCCAAGAGCTTCGAAGACGAAGTAGTCCACGAGAACGCGCTCGCTCGGCCCGATGATCGCCCCGTGTGGGAGAACGTTGGTGATCTGAGCGTCAGGAAGGAACGTTACCGTGGAAGCAGCGAGATCCACGTTGCATTGGACCCCGGTTTGCTGCGGTCGCCCTCCTCTGAACACAGCCGGAGGCGGGTTGCCCGCGACCGTACGGCCCGTTGGGTTGAAGCTAACTGTATTTGTAGGTGTCGGGTGCGGTTGGCTCTGCTCTTTGCGGACGAGGAACGTTGCCCTCTCTTGTACGAGGGGCCCGGCTGGCGTTGGGGGTGTCGTCACCGGAGGAGCCGGTGTGTAGGTGACGAGAACCTCCTCGAACGAGAGCATTCGGTCCGTGAACTGAATGAGGCCGAGATGTGGGGAGAGCTTGTAGTCGATTCGAGGCGTGAGCTTGCGGATCCAGTAGATTTGGAGCGCAGGAACGATGTCTGCGTTGCTGAAGTTGAGGTTGCCGGTGACTTGGCTTACCTCGACAATGCCGGACAGAAGGGTGACGGGGTTGGTGAACGAGCTGTCGTTCGGGACCGGGTTCACCGACGTAGATAGCGTATTCAACCCAAAGCGAAACCGGGAAGTCCCAATCGAGGAGATCGGGATGCGGAGGCGGCGCGTGATCGAGTACGTCGCTGCCGTGAGGAACGCGAACGGGAGGTTCGAGGCGACCGTCAGCTTGTTCTGCTCAACGAACGTGACCGTTCGAGTCGTACCCGTGTCGGGACCCGAGTTGAGGAGGATCGTGTCGCCAACCTGGACGCCTGACGTGATGAAGTTGGTCAGCGGATCTGAGAGTGTGAGGAAGTCCGGGAAAGTCGCGTTCTGGGTGGCGACAATGACTGTGGCGTTCTGGATGACGCCGATCCCACGGATGCGTTCGAGCATCGTACTCGGGTCGATGAGCACCACCTCTTGGAAGAAGCGATCCGCTAGGATCTCTTTGCCTCTCTCGATGGTGTACGCGGCGTTAGTGACCGATACCGGCGCTGGAGGGCCCGTCAGGCTCGGGGTCTGCGCCACAACGTCCGTTGTGAGCTGCGTCGGAGAAACGACCGCTGCGACCGTATAGACGCCCTTGGCAGCCGAGCTGGAGATGACGATGAAGTCCCCCGGCTGAACTCCGGCGGCCACGAAGCCCCCCGCCGCATCTGTGAAGGTCAGGCCAGAGAACGAGGCGGTGGCCCCGGTGGCGATGGTGAGGCCTTGGGTTGTCGTGAAGGTGGCGAGCCCAGGGGTGGGATCAAGGAGAACGTCTGTCCCGATAGTGAGAGGGTTGTAGATCCCCGTGCCGGTCCCCGTCTCCAGCTCTAGGACGACATTCCCAGGGAGGACGAGGGGGTCAGGGAGTGCCACCGTCCCCGATGACTGGAGGAGGGGGATGAGAGTTTGGTTCTTCCGCTGAGCGTAGTGGAACGTTCGAGCGTCGAAGTCGATGAAGTAGCCCAGGCCCGGTGGGGGTCCAGGCACATCGAGGCGATTGAGCGTGCCCGTGAAACTGCCCGTCCCTTGGACGACGCTCACTGTAAGCGGGTAGGCCAGGGCATCGATGGGAACCGAGGGTAGGAAGACCTGAGGTGAACCGATGATAGGGCTCGCCCACACGGCGTTCTGGACTGCGTAGATCGTCGTGACGTCTTTGGTCGTGCTGCTGGCGTCGAGGTTGACCGGCGTTCGGAAGAGCCTGATAGAGACGCCGTGATCGATCACGAGATCGCCAAAGACCACCTCGACAGGTGAGCCTGTGTAGATGGCCCGATCCGAAACGGAGAACTGAACCGCCCCCGTACCAGGGTTCACCTGGACCTCGTTCGCCTTACCGACCGCATCGAAGGTTGTGGTCCGCACAACCTGGGCGAACTGCACGTAGGGAACGTGCGATGGAAGGTCGAAGATGATGTCCCCACCATCGGGAGGGAGTCCCACGATGGGCGTAGGGGCGTCGATCAGCCCGATGCTCTGCCGAGGTAGTTGAAGAGCAATCGCGAAGAGGGTGCCGTCGTAGTAGATCGGGAACCCGAGGTGGGCCGCAATGTCTGCGGAGTGGAACTTGAGCCGGCCCGTGTTGAGGGCCCACTCGACCGTCCCGGCTGCCGGGTCAGGGGAGAACCCCGCCTCGTTCGGCCTCTCAATGGGTGTGAGGTAGAGGCTGAATCCGATGCGGATGAGAGGGAATTGACCTGTCCCCGGAATGGGGTTGAGGAGAAGGACCGGGGCGTTGATGAGCCCGATGTCCCCGGTGGATTTGTCGTAGTCGAAGTACGCTTGCTGCTGGTACCGGAGCACCTGGCCGTCGTACGCCACCAGGTCTGAGGGGTTCCAGTTGAGGTTCCCTGTCGCTAGCGACAACTCCGTCGTGCCCGCCGGAGGTGCTCCGAAAGCCCCATCGTTGAGCACAAGAACGACTGTTTGAGTGGTGCCGCTCCCAACGGTCCCGATAGAAAGCCGGAAGGGGGCGTCTGCAAGGGCTTGCAGAGGAGCTGGGACAGCCTTCAGACGTTGGGTGTTCGAGTTGGGGCCGATAGGGCCCGCTGTGACGATGGTGCCGCCTGGAAGGGGCTTGAAGCGGCCGTCCCGGCTGGCGTAGTCGAAGCGACGTACCACTTCGTTTTTGGTGTACCCAAACTTTGCATTTCGGAGCAAGCCCCCTGCTCCTTCGTTGGTGACGAGGGTGAGGTAATCAGCACGAGGATTGGCTTCGGTGTTGGGGTACGCGATCCCGAACGCGACGGGGTCGGAGATGAAATTGGCCGGAGAACTCGTGAAAGGCGAGTTTGACTGCCCCACACGCGGGGGCTCCAACACGTAGCCGCGAATGCTGAATCCCATCCGATCAATCCAATCTCATATGACGAACCCGAAACCGACCCCAGCTCCGCCGGCCGGAGAAGCGGACCCGACAATAGGTATAGGCATAACGAAACTCTGAAAAACGATGTCGAGCCCGATGCCGATCGCTGAAGCAAGCTTAATCGAGCCGTCGTTAACCATCTGTACAGTGGCGAATCCTGCGATCATCGCAGGAACAGCCGAGCTACCTACGACACGCATGAGCCCGGTCCCAAGCCCGATGCCCGGATGAACGACTTGCACGATAGCGAGAGCAGCGAGTCCGGCGGCAATCCCGTTGGCTACACCAAGCGCATTCAGCGGTGCCATTGGCCCGAGAATGCCCATCGAGGCGTAACCCACGAGGATCGACGAGTACAGCAGTGGAGGCGGCACGATGAGGGGTGCGGTCGTGTTCCCAGCCCCAAGGGAACCTGTATCGATCGAGGTGACCTTCGCGAACGTGCCGAAAAAGGTGCACACACCCGTCGCGATACCGAGCGCGAGTTTGGGCATCCCGGTCCCAATTTGAAGCGTCGAGATGAGGTTGACCGCGATAAGCGGCGTAAGAGCTGAAGGATTGAGGGGCATCAGGCGTGCGAAGTTAAAGTAGACTTCGGAAGGTGGCAGAGCCCATAAGGGGGAGGGCAGTGATCCAACACAAGCTTGGCGTACCAGGGGGCATTATCGGGGCACCCCGAGCTACACCAAGGACGGCAGCAGGCCCGCCAACAAGCACCTGAAGAGAGGTCAGGATGACCGCTACGGGAGACGTCAGGTTGATCGCAAGACCTGCCGTGATTGCAACAGCAAGGCCCCCCGTGATGGCGACTGCGCCGGCCCCGGCAGTGATAGCCACGGCTCCGGCCCCAGCCGTCATCGTGATGCCACCGGCTCCAACCGTGACCGCGTAACCTCCAGCCGCAACTGCTGTAGACATCGCCCCGGCTGCCACGACGATCGAACGTGCCCCCGCGAGGAGATTCTCGATCAGGCCTCCCGCAAGAATCGTCGAGACTTTTCCGCCCAACACGATGGTCTCCAGGACGGCCAAGGCGTACTGGTACTGGCTCTTGCCCGAGCACATGAAGTCCATCTGCCCAACGTTGTGAGAGGCGCCCGAATGAGCGTTCAAGTTCCAGCGATCACTCATAATGGCGTACGATCCGTTGACCGTTGTGGCCTTACCGCCGCCGACGTTCTGAACGATGTCACCCGAGGTCGCGACGTACTTGTTGCCTTGGTGATCCTCGGTCCACGCGAAGCCATCACCCTCGGTATCCTGGGGGCCGACTGTGGAGAAGTTCATTGACGAGTGGCTTCGGAACTCCAATCCCTTACCCGCAGCACCGCCACGGAAGTCAAAGACCGCGCCACCTTCAAGCGTGAGGTGAAGCGCGATGCCATCCGGGGTAGCGGCCCCACAGCGCATTTTCAGGGCGCCATCCATATTCACTTCAGCGGAGACGTTCTTGGTCCCTGAGGGATAGCGCTCAACCCTCGACCCAGGAATGTTGACGAAGAGCTTCCCCTGTTTCGAGACCGCAACAGCGAAAACGCTGTTGTCCGTGGCGCTCCCGACTTGAGGTGGGGGGTTCATACGAAATAGGTAGGCACCCGCCGTCGTGGTCGATTCGAGATCGTCCGTCGGAGCACGTGGACATTCTTCGAGAGCGAAGATGCCGGGACGGGTCGATTCAAAGTCATCGAAGACCTTGGGACGTAGGACCTTGCCGTATTGCCTCAGCCCCGTCTCGTTCGACGTGTCGTTACCGACGACCGTGCCCATGACGTGCTCGATGTAGAGCGGCTTGCGGTCCATCAGCAGCCCGTCGATTTCTTCGCGGACCTCCTGAACGCAATCGGTCGAGTGGAGCATCTCCATGCGCCACTCGGTAAAGGGCTCGGAGCCACCCCCCGTGTCCGGGTCCTCGAAATTCACAGCGGGTGTTGTGACTGGGTACGAAACCCGCCTCCCGTTCGAGTACGTGACAGGCGGGAAGGACGTTGTGTCGTTGAAAACGTTGAGGACTTGAGCCGACGCGTTCGTGAAGCGTTTGAGGATCGTTCGCCCGAAGTAGCGTTCGGGGGCAGCCGCATCCTTGAGGGTCACACCGTCCTTGCGGAAGATGTCGGAGGGAAGGAAGAGCCCACCTCGGCGAACAGGACCAGAGAGGCGAAGGACGCCCGCCTCGTTCTCAACCCGGTGGATCGACTGCGCGACGATCGCCCGCTCAGCGTCCCGAAGCTCGAAGAGGTCGCCCGCACGGTTGACCATGCGGATGTCCTTGGAGAGCACTAGCTCCGACCCCTCCGAGGACATCCCACCGACGTTGCCAGGACGGATCTTCAGTCGCTTGTAACGGATCGTCCCGCCGAAAATCGCCTCGAAGAGTTCCTTGTCCTCAGCGTCGACGTTGGACGGGTTATCCGGGGTGAGAGGATCAAACTTGAGCGCAATGCGGTTGCCGACAGGGAGATAACCGAGGATCACCGCCTCGTGGAGATTCTTGTGCTTTCGACGGTACCCGATGATGACTACCGAGTTGACTTCAGGTATGCCCCCCCAAAAGCTACGGGGGCCCGTCATCGCCTGGGTGAGATCGATCTCGTGGCGGTCACCACCGCCGCCGGTGATGATCTTCACGTCCGCCTTCATCATCAACTCATCGACGCGTGTGATGAGCCCTATCTTCAGGCCATACGGATCCCCTCCGTCAACGAACTCTTTGCCGATATGGTGCCCGGAGGCGTACTTGGGGATGCCGCTGTTCATTGCGCCTCGGTTACTTGAGAGTGTTCAGCTTCGCCTGGTCGTTGGCGATCTCCTGCTTCAACCGCTGAATATCGGCATCGAGTGAAGCGATCCGGCTAGTCGGGCTCGGGATGACTGCCGAGTGCGTATCCACGGATGCCTGCAACTTGGCCCGCTGGGCTTGCAGCCGCGCTACGTCCCCCGTGTTCTTCTTGATCTCTCCTTGGAGACCAGCTTTCACGGCGTTGTTCTTCAATTTGGCTCCGAAATCGTCCCACGTCTTGGATAGATCGTTGACCGCCGAACTTGCCTGCCCTGCGATAGCGTTAGGGTCCCCGATTTCAAAGCGACCAGGTGCAGAAAAAGGAGGGGCGAAATTCGATGGCTCAGGGGGCTCGAAGTCCGCGCTACCGGCGTTGGGCCCTGCCCCACCAGGGCGTAGATCACCACGGATGGCGTGCTCGAACTGCTGATGCGGTGCGTCGAGCTTCATGTAGAGGTCAGTGAGAAACGTTTCGACCCGTGCTTGAAGCTCCTTGGAGATGACGGCGGGCCCCCCCGTCCCGCTCGCACTTGATGCGTTGATATTGTCCAGTTTCTTCTGGGCTTCATCAAGCCTCTTCTGAACATCGTCAATGCGTTTTTGAGCGTCTGTCACCTTTTGGTCGGCAGCGTTAGTGGCCTTGGAGTTGGTCTTTCTTCCGGAGATGGCCTCGTTGATGGACTCGTCCTTTTGCTTGGTGTATTGCGCGAGGAGCGCCTTCAATTCTCCAATGTTTCTAGCCAACGCCGAATCCGCCCCGACGTTAATGGGCCCCGTCGAGGCACCGGCGGCGGGATTGTTGAACAGACGAGTGTTGTCCGGAGAAGACGGGTTGATGGTCTTCACCTGGTAACCCACGTTGATGAAGGCCAAGTCCGCCCGACCAATCACACAAGGGCAATCATCCTCACCTTGCTTCTGGCTGTACGCCTCTTTGATCGTTAGCTCCGCTAGCGTGAGCGCACGAGATAGCTGCCCTGCCTCTACGCTGACGGCCGTGCCCTTCTGGGCAGGAGACCCTAGGGGGGCCGTATCGACGAAGTTATCGCCAACGTCCGTGAACTTGATCGCCTTGGTCTCCGGGTTGATGATGGCTGCCGTTTGTTGATCCTCAGGGGAGAGTGTTGCCAACGACGTCGCGGGATTCGGGTACGCTGATTGAATCGTGGTGAGCCCTTGGGATTGAGCCGCGAGCGTCTCGAAAAGGCCGCCGGATAGAGCGAGTTGCAGATCGATGTTGGTCTTATCGTTGACGTTCCCCGTGAGGACAAGACGCCCATCCCTGAGAGAGACTCGACGCCCGTAGCGAAAGTGACCGATGACCTCGAAGCCCCGCTCATCCGAAACTGGTCGGATCATGCTGGTCTTTCCCGCGAGGGCAACATTCTCGGCCGTGTTCTTGGGATCGATCGTCACGTTCGCCGTGGGTAGGGTGAGGATCTCCCCAATGACACCCGCCCCATTCATCGAGTTGTCGTGTGCATAGATATACACACCAGCCGAGTTCAACCCGTATTGATATCGATTCGTCGTATGATTCTCTTTTAGCTTCTCGGCTATCGAAGTCTTGAGTCTAGCCAACTCTTGCTCGCCTTGTGCTTGAACGGCCTTGGCCTTACCTGCCGATGCCTTCGAGGCTTGCTTGTTCGGTTTGTTTGTTTCTCCGGCTGCCGCTTTGATGTCCTCATTCGCAGGAGCGAATGGCCGCGTGTAGGCCATGACAACGTTGGGGTATCCGACGATGCGTCCTGTTTTCGGGTGCCGGAGAATAAGAGGGTCGTAGGGGTTGTCGGAGCCCGCCGGGGCTTCAATTTGTGCGCGTGTCGGAGGGAGCGTCGCCGCGCCACCGACCTTCAACGTGAAATGACCCCCCTTAGCGAGCTGCTTCGACGTATATGGGAACGAGAGCTTGACGTTTGCGCTGATCTGATTGGGGGTGGGAAGGGTCCCTTTCTTTTCGTTTAGGGTAAGGGTCCCAATACCTTTGGGTGCGATGAACTTCGAGCGCTTCGCCGTGAGCGTGAGTGTCGTGGACGCCCGCCCGCCAAAAGCGATGTTGTGCGAGATCCCCGCGACGTACCACATCTGGTCTTTGGGTGCGAGGTAGATAGGGAACCCAAGACGTAGTTCGGGCCGTAGAGGGATGGTCACGGTCCCTCTGTGCCGCCGGGAGTTCAGGCGATCCATGACATCCATCCCGTGGTAAAACATGAGCTGAGGGTCGCCGAGGAACTCCGAGTTGTAGTTCTGGGATCGCCAACCGTACTTCCGGAGCAAGTGGTAGTCGGTGACCGAGGTGAACGGAGTCGTTTCTTCACCAAGGCCGTAGTCGGTGGACCCATACATGGACCCCTGCATCACGACTTGCGTGACGACCTCAGCCTCCGATTCGGAGAGACCCCATTCGATGATGTCGATGTCCTGGATCCAACTCACCGGCTTGTTGGCGAGGATGTCCAAGTTGTAGAACGGCGGCTTGAACACGATCGTACCATCGACGTCCATATAGAACTCGAAGCCAGCAGCCTCTTTCGCTGCGTGCGCAAGCTCCAACTTCGTCTGGTATTCCGTCTGCCAAAGGTTGATCTGTCCCGCTTGTTGGAACTGTGTACGGAACGCCACCACTTCAGGAGCGTCAGGTGCGAAGACCACCTGACCACCATCCACACCACCATTGGCGTTACGCACGGCAGCCGAAGCGAAATGGCTCGGCTTCTTGGCGGTCCCGGTGTTCCCAACCCGACTGTATTCCTGGTTGAGTGAATCACCACGGACTGCGACACCGTTCGTTCCGTAGAGGAGGAGGTTTGACCGGACGCGCGAGAAACGCTGCTCCCAATACAGCATGAGGTCAGATAGGGCAGCGTCGAACGTGGGTCTTTGGCTTTGCTCTTTGATGAGCGAAACAAGAGAGCCGGTGCCGACCAGGACATCCCCGAACGATTGGAGCGCAAGGCTCCAGATCACATCGTAGGGGTTCATCCCAAAGTAGACGTTGCCGAAGATGCTCGACCCTTGCTGCCCCTTGGGTGCCGTGAAGGCGGGGTTGATGTTCATCTTGCACAGTTCCCACCACTTCAGGATGTCTGCGCAGTGGATGCTGACCGTGTGCCCGCCGCTGGAGTAGTCATCCGAGACTTCGGTGACGAGACCCCAAAAGATCGGGTAGTACTGGGGGAGCCCTTCGACGAGGTAGTACCCCTTGGCGAAGATTTCGACCTCCATCATGGGAGTGATGACGGGGTTACCATCGAAGTAGAAGTCGTCGATCGTGTGTCTCGGTACCGAAAGGCTCAACGAGGCGCTGCCTGGGACGCTGTCGATGCTCAGATCGACCTGGACCGACGTGATGTATTTGTTGAAGTCGAAGAAACGGTTGCACTGCGGGCAACCGATGACCTCAGCCTCGCCGTTAATGTAAACCAACGCGTCTGGGGCCGTCACGACCGTGGGACGGGCGTTAGGCTGATAGGTTCCTGAGAAGGGGCTTCTGGCCATTACACGCCCCCTCGGGAGCCTGTAGAACTGCCGCGTAGAGCGGCTTGATTGGCAGCCACACCTGGAGGAAGAGGAACGTTCGGGGATGGTTGCGTAGTGGGCGATGCCAAAGGAGATGTCGGGCTACCCGTCGTCGGTGGGAGGCGGGACGACCCCTGAAAGAACTGCGGCGCCCCGTACGGGGCACCTCCCGTGACCTCCAACGGTGAAACGTCCGTACGGTCAAGGAGGAACGAAGCCCGGACCGTGAAGGAGAAGTCGTACGTCAAAGAGAAGGGGACACCCTCTTCTTCGTTGAGGTTGAAGCTGTCGAACGAGCCGATGTAGAGGATGTCATCGTAGTAAATGTAGACAGACCCCAAAAGGTTGAGGCTCTTCGGCTTGGTGAGGTTGGACTCGATATCCGCCGGGAGCCAAATCCCTCCGTTGTTCTTGTAGATCAACCAGAGCGACAGTAGGTTCTGATAGCTCGCAGAGAACTGACGGGCCGTGCGCCCCAGTCCCGGACTGTTACCAGTGCCGGTGTTGTCCTTGGCGCCCACCCCGACAGTATCTATCGAGTAGAAGGCAGCGATTTTACCTGACCCTTCAAGCTTGTCTTGCTGTTCACCCCAGTGCTCAACGATGGGCCCGTTGCGGCCCCAATTTTCGCTGATGATCTTCTCTGCCCCGTTCTTGAACGACTGCGGATTGACGAGCAGACGGAGCGGGGGGGTGTTCTGGATTCTCTCGATCTCAGCTTGCAGCGCCTTGATCGTGGCCGCTTGGGCGGCCAAGAATTGCTTCCCAAGACCGGTCAAGTTGAGGTTCTTGCTCGACGTCTGAGAGAGGTTCTTGCTCGCCTCGCTGGCGTTGTTGGACCCATTCCCCTTCCAACCCGTAGAAGGAGTGGCGTCCCCATTGATCGCGCTGGCGGCGCCTGGCAGCGTACTTGAGTCCAAGTCAGCGACCGGGCCGATCCGTTTGGCTAGAGCGGCACGGGATGCGTCGGAGCCAAAGATTCTACGATAGGCAGCCTCACGTGTGATGACACCATTTCCACCCTCTTGGGTAGGGAGGATCTCATCTGGTGGCCCGTAGTAGCTACCCCCTTTCGATCTTCCAAGTGCCGCTACATAGGCATCCACGTCGCCTGCTTTCGCGGCTGCTTGACCGTTCGCGATTTTACCAGTGAAGGCGCGACCTCCAGCGGTAGGTGTATCATAAGCAGCAAAGTAACGGACTTTGCTCTTACCGTCCTTTGTACCCTGACCATCCCCCCAGACACCGTAGGTCTGCTGGCCGGGTGGGATAGTACCATGGATCCCATCACGTGGTTCCTCAGGTGGGTTCCAGTTCCCGATACCCCCAGGATTGTTGTTGGGCCACTTACCACTGGTCTCAACTTGGGACTGTCGAACGTAGAGGGTCAGCTCCTCCGACGTTGGGTCTCTATTGTACCGTGAGCGGTAGCCGTCCCGGATTGCTGTCGCCAATTGCTTCTCGCTGTACTCGTAAACAATGGGCGGCCCACGATCTGCGCCGGGTGTCCCTTGGATCGGAACACGGCCAGGAAAGGGTCCGGTAGACTGCTTGATCCTGCTGGCAATGTTTGTATTCACACCCACTGCCTGATCCAAAGGAGGGGGGGTACCTGCCCCCGCAACACTCGCGGAACGATCCTGGAGGCGTCCCGTCACATTCGAGGATGGGGGCAAGAGCCCAACGGCGAAAATCTTGACCTCAGAGGGGTTCCTCTTTTTAACGGTGGTGAGTGGGATGAACGGACCGTCCAACTCCTCCGACTGAAGCGTGAGCGCCGAATAGAACGTGAGCAGCTCGTAAAGAGCCGGTTCGTAGAAGTCTGCCGCTTTCTCGATCTGTTGGAAAACACTCTGATCGGTCATTGGATGATCCCGAGGCGGCGAGCTTCTGCCGTCTCCGCTGCGCTGAGGGGTCGATCTGCCGGGGCGATAGGGGGAAGGGCTACAGGAGCCGCATTCGGATTAGGGGCGCCGGCCGTCGTCGGGATTGTCACTTTGGGTGCCGCCGGACGTGCGGCCTCGACGGTGGGGGCTGCCGAACGCGTAGGCGTGACGGGCTTCCCCGATGCCTTCACGGAAGCTGCTGCCTTCGCGGCCTGCCCCTCAGCTTCAACCCGAAGACTGGCATTTTCAACATCTTCAATTTCCTCCAGGGTTTGAGGAGGGCTGTTAAACCGAGCCTGCGTTTGGTTCTGACTTTGAAACGCTGGACTAACCTTGCCTCGCTGAGAGGGATCCTTCGTGAGCCCAGGGATCTTCATCAGCTCCTCCTGAACCTTGAAGGTCCACGACATCTTGAAGGCGAAGGGTTGGTCGTCCGTCTCCTCGACGTCGAACTTGTTGAAGTACCCAATGTACGTCCCCCGGTCGTACATGAGCATCACGTTCCCTTGGAGAACGATGTTGCCGAAGGGGTCGTAAAGAGACCCGTTGTTTCGGTAGAGGTCGTGGAGATCGCGGTACCGGTCCCACGCGATCGTCCGGTGCCTGAGAACACTAGTCAGGCCCGTGTAGATGTTCATGAACGCGCCCGTGGTGCCGTCCGCACTGATCTCGGTGAGATCGTCCCCCCAGTGCTGCTCGACCCACCCTCCACGCGTCTGGATGCGCTCGACCTTCTTGTTGTGGGTCTCTGACCACGTTTGGGGGTTAATGTGCATGACGAGCGCGTGGGGGAGGAGGACTCTCTTGTTGTCGAAGGGGCTCGTGATCTGAAACGCCACCGGGATGTAGGATCGCCTCTTCTCCAACCCATGGGAGTAGTTCGGCTTGTCGGACGGTACGTCCAACAGGCCAAAGTCCGGATTGGCAGAGTTGATCCTCGGCATCGACTACCGCGTCTTCGCGTTCTTGTTGAACTTGACGTTTCCGTCGATGACCCGAGCATCGATGAACCGTGTAAGGTCCCCGGTCGTACGAAGCTCGATGACAGCCCCACCACCGCCACCTCCGAGTTTGTCGAGAGGGACGATGGCTTCCGAGAGGGGCTTGATCGAGGCAAACACCTCGCCGTTGGCCGGACGCATGGGGATACCTCCTGCTGCGTTACCTTGTGCCTTCGTCATGCCGTCGAGAGCCTCTTTTGCTGTTGACCCGCTCTCGGTCACACTCTTGACGATCCCCTTCCCGATGTCCTTGGGAGAGATACCGCTCTTCAGTGCCCCGACGATCTCTTCTTCCCCGAGCTTCGAGTAGAGCATGTACTCCAAAAGGGATTGGCGGCTCCCTTCGAGAACACCCTTCTCGATGATCTCCTCGGCATCATCTTTGTGGAACTTCCAATCCATACGGACGCCCTTGACACGGAGGGCCTTGTAGATGTCTCCAAGGGTCGAGTCACTTTCGGTCAAGATTTCGATAAGCTCTTCAAATGCCCCTTCGGCGGTCATGTCGTGGGTGTAGATGGACCCCCCCGTCACGGCCGCAGTGGCAGCTTTCGCTCCATCTGGGGATGCCTTCGTCTGGCCCTCCGCAACAGCCTTCGCTTGAGCCTCTGGAGTTGCGGTACCAGCAGCGGCCTTCTGCCAATCGGGGAACGCCTTAGAAAGTGCCTCGGGGTCTGTTGCCCACCCGAGCTTAGTTAGCAGCTTCTTGTAATCGTCATCCCCCATGTTCTTCCGCAGATCGGTGAAGAACTTCTCTTCCTTCTGCTGTTGAAATTCCTTGGTCGCCTTGGCGATTTCTTCTTGCCCTCGGATCGATTTCACGAAGGCGTTAGAGACTCTTTGGGCGTCTTCCTCTGTTGCACCCTCACCACGTGCGCCCGTCGCCACAGCCGCGTATTCCTTCTGTTTGACCGCAGCAGCAATTTTAGCAGCCTCTTCAGGAGTGACTGTTGTACCCCCCTCGATCTTGCCGCCGACTCCGGCCATATCTGCGGCTTTCTTGAGCTGCTCCTTCGTGGCACTCTTTTGCATCGCTTGAAACAGAGCGTCCTGCTTCTTCTTATCCTCGTTGGTCGTAGCGTCCTTGTTGATTGCAGCGACGACGTTTTTCATCCCCTCACCACCGATCAACGCGTCCTTCATCTTGAAGAGATCCCCACCGGACGCTCCGACGGCTGCCATCACATCCTTGTTGCGAGTCTTCGCAGCAGCGATCTCCATTTTGGCGAATTTAGCGCTATCCCCGCTACCTGGCATGAGATCGAACATGCCAGAGACCGTGTCCCAAATCCCAATCATCACGTTGTAGACCTGGTTCATGATCCAATCCATGATGGTCTCCAACTTGTCCAGCATGCTGGATGTGGAGTGAGCGGTCTTCTTCGCGAAGTCCATGTCCGTCTCACCTTGCTTGAGTTGGTCTTGGGCGTCCTTGTCCATGGTGTCCATGAGCTGGTCGTACCCAAGTTTGTCGATCTCGGCCGCATCCTTGACATCGTGGCCCATGATTTTGGAGAGCTTCTTCTGGAGCTTTTCGTCCGTCTTGAAGCTCTTCTTAAGAACGTCTCTCTGGTCGTTCATCGCGACCTCGAACTTGGCCATGTGATTGAGTTGCTCAATCGAGATACCCAAGTTCTCGGCCATCATCTGCTGTCCGATCTCCCCGATGCCTCCCATAAGGGTCTTGCCCCCGTTGAACCCCTTCAAGGAATCCGTAAGGATCTGTAGCTGAGCAGCCGGCCCCGCCTCTCCAGCCGCCAAGCCGGTGCCGAAGACACCACCCTTCCGCATCCCCTGTTTCATCTTCAATTCAAGCTGTGCTTCGCGAAGCTCTCCGGCCATCTCCTTGGGAGCTGCCGCCAGAATTTTCTGGAGATCGGCGCCACCACTCTCGACAGCTTTAGCGATCTCTTCCGGTGAGAAGGCACCCTTCGTGGCATCCCCGATACGTTCCGCAAGAGCCGAAGAATGCCTCTTGATGTCTCGATCAACGACCGCCCCGGCCTTACCGCCAGAAAGCAAAGCTACCTTGAGGCGCTCCGTGCGACCCATGTTCTTAAGGGCACCTGTGGACGCCTGCATAAACTTAGCGGCGTTCTTAGGGCTCATCACCTTGCCGAGTTGAGTCAGCATGTGAACGGCATCCTCCATCCTCGTGTTGTAGAGGTTGAGGTCCGCCGAGATCCCACGGATGATACCAAAGAACTTGTTGCTGGCGATGCCCGCCTCTTCTGCCCCCTTAGACATACTGCTGAATTGCTTCTGCACAGTGGAGAGACTCATCCCCTGCTCGGTCATCATCTCCGATTGCATAGCCGTGATTTCTTGCAACGAGACACCGAACTTCTTGGAGTAAGCAACGGCCATCTGAACCGTGGACCCGAAGTCCTTCGCGTGCCCGGCAGCGTCTTGCGCCCCCTTCGCTGTGTTCGCGAAGTCCTGCTCAAGTCGCTGGAGAGACACACCTTCAGCATTCAACGAGTTCAGGACCGCCTGGTGTGTGCTCTTGTTGATGCCCCAGTTCAGGTTGTCGAGGGAGGTCGACTGGTCGTAAATCTTCTTGAGGGTCTTATCCAGTGCATCCGCGCCGGCCGTCGCGTTGTTCATGCTGTCATGCAAGAACTGCCCGGACCCAGCCGTCTCCATGATGTTTTTGTTGAAGTCCTTCGCGGCAGCCTCGGCGTCAACGAACAACTTGATGATACCCACAATGGACGAACTCAGGGCCCCAAGAAGGGGGCCCATCTTGCCGAGCATCTGAAGCATCGGGCCAAGCGACTTGAGCATAGGGGCAATAGCCTTGAACATCCCAGCCATCGGACCAGCGCCCTCGGCGCCTTTGGCAACCCCACGCGTGATCCCGGCACCAACCCCCTTGAGGCCGGCACCGATGCCACTCGTGATCCCTTTGATCATCCCCCCGAGGTCTTTACCACTAAGCGCAGAGATACCGTCCTTGAACCCCTCGAACATATCCTTACCGGAGTCGCTGAAGTCGTATGCTGCGAATTCCGCGACTGCCTTCGCCCCGCCCTCTTCTTTTTCTTTGGCCGCCCCTGCCGTTCCGACCTTGATATGAGCAATCGCCAAACGAGTCTTTTGCTCTTTGACGGCGACCTTGTAACGCTCCTCCATAGCGTCGATCTGGCGGTAGATCGTAATCGTTTCAGCAGCGGTGGCAGTAACCAGCGCCCGGCGGAGGGCTGCCCCATCACGACCCGCTTTGTTAGCGATCTTGGCAAGAGCGACTTCCGCTCGCTCAACTTTTTTGGTCGCCTTCTCCCATGCCTTCGTAGCAGGGAGGAGCTTTTTGTGCATATCGCGAAGGCGGTGATCGAGCAATTCGGTCTTCTTCCGAATCGACGTCATAGACTTGCCCATTGCCTGCTCGACTTTTTTCGAGCCCGCAAGAGCATGGCCCGCATCGAGGGCAAGCTCGATCTCCATCATCACTTTGGGATCAGTCAGTTCGGGCACGGGTCACTTCTTCCCGAAAGGGGTTCCGCGTGGGTTGGTCTGAGGAAGAATGATAGGCACAACGTTGGAAATGTCTTTGTCAGTCTCAGAGAGCGAAGAACCGACCTCAGCATCGGTCATACCCCACTTATCGATGAAGGCGTTCATCTTGGGATCTGCCAATTCGGGATGGACCATGCCACGAGCTGCTGCCTGGAACTCCAGTTGCTTCGTGCGGAGGATTCGCTCTTGGACTTCAATGGCTGTGAGACCGGCGATGTTGGTACCGCCCGTGATCGTCTTCCGTCCGAATTCTTGTTCGTGAGATTGGACAAGTTGCTCCAGATGATCACGCCGACCTTGCAGGTTGGTGCGAATACGCTGCTCTTGAGCCTCGACAACCTGGTCGTGCCAGTCCTTCTCCCCGCGCAAGTCCTTCTCCAACTGTCCGGCTAGCTCGTCTACCGAACGCGCTGCCACCACAACAGCCCCTTGAAGCTGCTGTGCTTTATCGTCAGCGGACTCACCCATGTAGACCTGCCGTAGAAGGCGGTCTTTTCTGGCGAGACGCTCATCCCTTTCTTTCCGCCGACGCTCGGTGTCTTGGTGGTAGACCTTCTGGATCCCCTTGCCGACCATGCAGGACCCGATGAACTTGGCGTTCTCCCACTCGCGATCGTGCTCTTCGTTGCGGTCCTCGTAGTAATTGAGCGCACGCCAAACGTGTTGAGCCCAATTCATCCCTAAACGCTCGGTCCCGTGTATACCCGTCACGGCGGTTGACGTCGGGTCGAGACCCTTGATCTGCGCCCACCGGAATCGAGAGTAAATTTCCGACGAGTAGCACTCGGTGATCGTCACGGCGTTGTTGGCTCGCCGGTTGACTTCGCTGAGATGACGAATGACCCGCTGACGAGCATCGGGTGGGAATTCAGCGAACGCCTCAGCAATCTTGGGGATGAACTTTTCCCTCTCGGGAAGGATGTTCACCCCGTCAATCATAAAGACCCCGTAGGCGAGAAAGATATCCCAGAACTTTTGAGTCGCAATCGCATCGGTTTGCATGCCCCCGGTAAACCCGAGGAGTTCATACTCGTGTTGGTTGAGACTCTTGAACACGAAAATGACACCGTTGATCCGGGCCGTGAGCGTGAGAAAACCGCGAAAGAGCATCGGCTCCACATCCCGGTAAAGAGCCGGGTTGACCTCAGGCTCCTTCGGGGCCTGAATGTGGATTTCCGAATTGCCCTCCAATTGCTTGGAGAGCTTCTCTTGCTCAACGGCATACGATTCGGCGGCTGCCACCATGCGTTATGCCCTCGAAGGTGGGCGATAACGTGGGTTAATTCCAGCCGACGGGCCCTTCTCGACGATCTGATGAAACGCCTTCGCGTCGACAGCCTCCTGGCCCCTCGCCCTCAGCTCGGCCACTTCCTCCCGTTGTGGTAGCTGCACGGGTATAGCCGCCTCCCCAGGGCCGGGGAGGTTCGTCAGCTCAGGGTGAACCGCAAGGCCGGCGTCCGTCTCTAGAGCGGCGTACTCAGCCGCCTTGGTAAGCACGCCAGGGGTCGTTGCGGGCGGCTGATGGGCCTGCGCTTGAGCCAACCGCGCTTGAATGTTGTGAGGGTCCACCGGCATAGCCGCACGATTGAGCGGCTGACGACGAGCCATGAGATCCTCGCTCGTAGGTGCCGCTGCAACGGGTGGGGCCGCCGGGGGTGGTGCCTGAGGAGGCGGCGGCGCTGCGGGAGCTGTAGCGGCCGGCGGGGGCGTCCCAGAGCCGTTGTCATCATCTGGCGGCGGTTGCTCCGCTGCTGCCGCCTGCTCACGAGCGAGCTGGTCAACCTTCTCCATCGCTGTCTTGATGTCTTCCGCCGTCGACTTCCGCATGAAGCCGTGTTCATCAAGAACCTTGTCGATCAACGTCGAAGGGACCTCTTCCTCGATCTCTTTCAACTCACCGAGCACCCTACGGAATCTCTCCTCAGGAGATTCTTCAGGAAGGATGAAGGTCATACCCTCCTTAGCCTTGTCCTCAGCTCTCTTCACCACATCACCGAACTTTCGGTACGCAATGAAAACAGCCTCCTTGGACCATGTATCGATGATCGTACGACGGACGTAGGCGTGCAACTCCAACTTGACCGTCTTGATCTTGCCGGGCTTTTGGGGATCCTCTTCCTCGACCTCGATGAAGTCAACGTCACGTAGGTTCAAGCCATTGACCTCAACGACCGAACGCGCCACGTGGCCCTTCTGGTAGCCGTAAAGGTAGTCCAGTTCCTCCAGCTCCTTGCACTCCTGGAGTACAGATGTGTACTCGTCAGGACGAAGGTTGCGGAGTGTGAGTGAACAGTCGTCGAGTGTGAAATCTTCCTCGACGATCCCTACGTTTTTCGCCTTCGCGAGCGCATCAGTGATCTTCTTCGCTGAGATCGTTCCCATTTGCATCCTCGTTTCATTTGACCCCAACGAGGATGACGACGAATCGAATGTGAGAAGTGGCGATCTACATTTGGGTTCGGATTTGCAACCCGGAGCTGTCGGAAATCTCCATCATGGTCCGATATGATGCCATTCACATTTGGATAGTCGTCGCCACCCATGGGGGTGTTCGCGTATCAGATAGCGTTAGGCCAGACCGGCCGTGTTGTTGTTGCTGCTGTTCGCGAAACGGAGGGAGAAGCCCTTACCCGGACCGCCGTTGCTCTGGATGGGTGCAAGGCCCGTGTCGATGAACTCGCCGTACTGGCTGATGCCGTCGATGATGTCGGTCACGGTGACCGACGCGTTCTCAGCAACCATGGCCGCATCGGCAGTGAACGACGCCGAGTAGCTGTTGAGCCAGCACCCCTCGAAGAACGTGAGAAGCGCCTTGGGTACTACGATCGGATTATCCGCACCCGTCGGCCCAGTCGTCACCCTTGCTTGAACCGCAGTTCCGTTGGGGTCTTGGAGAACCGCGACCTCGGAGAAGACGAGTTCCTGCTTGATGTCGAACGGCCAGCGGTGGTGTCGGAGGCTTCGCGCGAGCCCGTCGATGCCGCCCTTGTACCCGAGAACCTGGAACAGATTCGCCGTGTAGAGGAGCGTCTTGTTGAGCGTGAGCGTCATCGGCTCGGTCACGGACGGAACCAGCTCGGCGATCTGATCGCCGAAGCCGACACCACGGACCGGGTCGATGGTACGGCTCTCGTCGAACCCGAATTCCGAGATCACACCGATCTGCTGGAACCCCTGGGCGTTCGTCGCATAGCCGTAGATTTTGTTTTTTTGTGAGACAGCCGCCCGCGTGTTGGGAGCGGTGCCCATACGATAGATGTAGTTTGCTGTCGAGACGTTGGACGGCATGGCTTAACCCTTCTCCTCTTCAGACCTTCGCGTTCGCGAAGAGACCGTGGATGTCACTGGCCTGTTTCGCGAGTTCCGTGAGGTCACCTTGCACCCACGGTTGACCGAGATCGACGTTCTGCATGATCTCCGCCGTCTTCGAGGCGATCCTGTGGAGGTCTTGCTTGGCGCGAGGGGCGTCGAACCGTCGACCCGCCGTCACGAGCTGGTCGATCTTGGTGTTCGCCTCATCGACACTCGCGATGATGTCCGCAGCGGACTGGGTGTTGACCTTGAAGTGCTCGTACGAGGGGGCCCCCGACGCGCCCTTGAGACCGTAATACGTCCCGTTCTGGCTCTGATTGCCGTACGGAGACGGACGACGAAGCAACGCCACGAGGCTCCGAAGACCCTCGATGTCGTTCTTCATCATGTCTGACGAGATCGACCCAGGAGACGCTTCCTTCGCGTGCTGCTGAAGGGTCGAGATTTGGCCCTCGATGCGAGCGATCTGGTTGGTGATCGCTTCCTTGGTCCACTGATCGTCTGCCATGGTCATGCCCTGCCTTGGTGTAAAAGAGGTTCGATCCGACGAGGGAATAAGAGGATCCGTGAGGGCCGACCAGCGGGCCCTTTTTGGCTTGAGTAGCTCCCACATCCGATCCAAGTCGGCCGTGAACATGGCGTGACCCTTGGCGAGAAACGTGTCCAAGGCGCTCCTCACCGCATGACTGCCGGAAACCGTCTCGACAACGAATCGCAGCGGAGAAACGGCTCCGAGCATGTACTTCGTGCCATCCGAAAGATGCACGAAGTCACTCAGCCCATCCGTGCCTAGAGTTACGAGCGTCTTCCGGCCCATGTCGCAATAGACCGGTCACGAAAGGACTAACGATTCCTTCTCAGACCCGAATGAGGACCTCGACAACGTGTGAAGTCAGGATGAGCGTCCCATCCGGAGGGCTTTCCAGCCAAAACCCATCACTTTTCCACTCAGGAAGCTCGCCCATCGCCCCCTCCATCTGGTTCAGGAGCCTTGCCGCCATCGGCAGGTCGAACGCGATGTAGGCGCTTTTCCGAGACCCGAGCATAAACCGTCGCCCATCGATGTCGGGACTCACTAGCAGACCCCTAAGGTACCCCTGACGGTAAGCCTCAACCCACCCGTCGATGAGGGAGCCCAACGTTTCGCCTAGTATGAAACCATTGGTCCCCGGTTGGATGACCCGTATTGGGGTCAAGGGCGATCCTGCGTGCGGCAAAAGCCCGTTCATCACATAGTCGCGAACCCACCCCACGGAGGTCGTCAGGCGATCTCCGAACTCCCGCTTGGTGAGGCCCTTCTCAGGGAAGTAGGCCCGCAGGATGCACAAAAAGCGGGCCAGATCCGCGTCAATGTGAGCGAGCGCCGGCAACCCTCTTCGATGGACCAAGTCCACGGCCGCGATGAAGCCCGGCATGGCGGGGTGGATCGCCAAGTCCCTTTGCAGAAACAGGGCTATCGCAACGAGAACATCGACATCATGGATGCCCGTCGTCGCGAACGACAGCGGAAGTGCACGACCGAGGATGAGGTCCTCGAAGAACGCCGTGAGAGCACCGGGGTCCGTAACCCCAAAACCTTTGCCGTGGTGTTCGTAGACGTAGAGATCGGGATCGGCCGCCTGTTCCCGTGTTGCACCCGTCTCGAATGAAACAGAGTTAGGGATGATGGCCGGAAGATTCGGCTCGATGTGAACCTTGAAGTCGACAGCGGGATCGAGAGGCACGCGCCTCTCTACACCGGATCAACAGATACGTGGCGGGGGCGGACACGCGGGGGGCGTGTTCTGCGGGGGTGCTGAGGGCATCGGAGCGTTCGGAAAGATCCGAATGAGCCTTGGGCGAAGGCTGGACGGGGCGAGAGCGAAGTCCGAGATCGCTCTACCATCGAGGCTGCCCACGAGGGACGCCAGGCATCTCCAAACGGATGGGGGAACCGGGATGGTGTTCGCAATCCACCCCTGGACAGTCGCAAGAGAGACGTTGTACCTCAAGGCGAGGTCGGCATCCGAAAGCCCCGCCCCTTGGGCAAGAAAGCCGAACGTATCCCCGCTGACGACCCCCCACTGGGCGATGGTCGACGCCGCCCGAAGATACGCTGCCTGCTGAGCAGCCAACGTAAATTCGGGACCCCATGTCCGGAGGAGACCGGGGAGGGCAGCCACGAAGCGAATGCCCGTGCTGCCCACATCCATGAGGAAATCGTAAAGGCCAACCTTCCCGATGCCTTGCGGAGAGTCTGCCTCCAGCTCGACGATCGGGAAGTCGAAATCGGCCTCGGTGGGCACTACCTACCCCTGCTCAGATGCGAGCGCGGAGGTTGAACGTGAGGACGAGGTAGAGGAGCGGGAAGACCGGCGAGTAGAACGCCTCGAAGCGGAGGATGGTCGGATCATCGGGGTCGATGGCCGCGCTCATCCCGGTGAAGGCCGAGACGATTTCCGCTTGGACGAGGCTCCTGAAGAGCCCCGTCATCGAGACGACGACCTCGTTGGTACGAGCCGCCAGGAACTTCGTACCAACGAACGAGTCGAGGATGGCTCGGCTCTGCTGTTGGACGAAGTCAGCGATCTGGATGACCGTCGGAAGACGGGTGAGGATCGACGACATGTTCGTCGTGAGCCCCTGACGGATGCGGACGACGGGTTCGAGGTCCTCCAGGAGCGTGACGCCTGCCACCGCCGTCTGGTTTGCCTCAACCGGATCGAGGATCCTCGGAATGCGGGTGAAGCCCTGGATGCGGCGGCGCGTGTACGGCGTCGCAACGTCCACCGAAGGAGCCACAACTGCCCCCGCCACGGCCGCTCCGAAGAAGCTGCCGTCCACGAGCGACTCGAAGGACTGACCGAGTTCGTCCGTGAGGGTCACCACCGCGCTGTCGGGGTAGAAGGCGACGATGCGGCTGGAGTTGAGGCCCTTGGCCACCGTTTGCGCCGATGTCGGCGACGTCCCCGACGCGAACCCAATGAACCCAATCCGCTCCGACTGATTGCGGATGTTGGACTGGACTTCGCAGTGGTTCGTGAGGTGGGCGTAGACCGCCGTGCTGGTTGCGAGCGGGACGAGGATGTCCGGCTTCACGTTGCCAGGAAGCGGGGTTGCCAGTTCGTCGATGGCCGCGTTGAAGCTCTGATCCGACGCCTGGTTGGTGTTCGGAATCTTGAGGACCTGCTTGATGCCGATGAGCACCGCGCCGTTGAGGATCGCGAGGAACGCTGCGAGAGTGACCCGGTTCTCCGGGGCTGTCTTGCCGAAGTTCGCCTCGATCGTCTTGAGCTGCTGGAAGATGCGCGTCGAGAAGTCCTGCTTCAAGAAGCGGTACGACACGAAGTAGAAGTCGCCGTTCGCCGGCTCCACTCCACCAGGGTTGAACGTCTGAAGCGTCGAGGTATCGTTGATCCCGACACCCACCGTGTTGGACACGATGGTCTCCAGACCGCCGATCGAGTAACGCGGAACGCTCGGGTTCACGTGGAACGTCGGAGAGACCAGGAGCGTGAAGTTGCCCGTCGGCGTGTAGCTTCCCGTCGAAGCAGGGAGGATCGAGAACCGGAGCCCCGTCCTCGCATCCGTGTACGTCTGACCGGGGATGCCCGTACCAGCCGAACCCTGAGGCGAGGTCGACGTGACCGTGTAGTTGTTCTGCGGATCCTCACCAACGTCGCCGTCAACACCCACCGCGAGGCCGATGCCTGTCGTCGGGTTGAACGCCGAGTTCGCCGAGTTCGAGAAGCCGATGTTCGACGTGGCCGCGCCCGTCGTCAAGGACTCGAACGTGATGTAGTTGTTGCCGTTGAGCGGATCAACGTAGGCAACCGCGCCCGTGATGAAACCGGCCGTAGCCATGAGTTCATCGACGACTTCTTGAGCCGTGACCTTGGTTTGGGACGCGAGCTGGTTCTGGACATACCCAAGAACCGCGTTCGCCGACCCCAAGAGGATGAGCAGCGAGGAGCCGCCATCGTTGGTGGTCGAAGTGAGACGGACCTTGTTGACGTTCGCGAGGGTACCCACCGAGGCGACGCCGGCAAGGCCTGGGACGAGGTTGATGGCCACCACCACGGCTGCTGCCGTGACCGCCGCACCGGCCGGGAGAATGACCTGGTAGTCCGTCCCGTTCAGGCGGACGTTGAGCTGGTCGTTCAGACCCGACGTGATATTGAACGGACCTGCAAGCCCACCGAGGAGGGTCGCCGGCTTGTTGATCGCGCCGGGCGTGCCCGCCACCTGAGCGAACGTGGGGAGCCCGAGAGTGCTCTCGACGGTACCCTGGTTGATTCGCACCGTCGCAGCCGCATCGAAGCCTGCGGGGAGTGCCGCCGGAGTCGAGTAGGACTTGATGATGAAGAAGACGTCGCCGGTAGCGCCGCCGATCTGAGCGAACCGAGCGAGGTTGTTGGGAGCCGTTCCGATGAACGTCGCGTTGGCGTCGATGCCGGCATTGATAGCCGCAACGATCGCCGTCGGGAATTGGTTACCCACCGGGAGGGCGATCGTAGCGATCGTGACCCCATCGATCGCGATGTTGAGCTGGTTGTTCGGAGAGGCTGGAACGGTGATCTTGCCGGTGTCAGGGCCGGTCTGGATGACCGCCACGTGTCCACCAACGAGATAGCCCTGGGCTGCCAGCGAAAGGAGTGTCGTCTGGTTGACGCCGTTGACGTTCGTGACCCACGAGGTCGAGAACGGTGAGAAGAACGAGTAGGGTTCGGCGCCCCGGTTCGTGAACGACGCGTTCGTCGCTGCCGAGGTGCCAAACGTGATCGTGACGATCTCGCTGACCGGCGTACCGTCGCCCGTGTGGAAGGCGTCGGGGATCTGCTCCACGCCGCGAGGCCACTGGACGATCTGCGAAAAGCCCGTCTTGACACCGAACTGAACCTCGAAGAGATTCGTGTTGCGGACGGACGAGAAGACCGTGTACTGGCCCGCGCCCACAGCCCCAGGGACCGTGCACGTGAAGATGTACGTGTCGTCGACGATCCGGTTGTAGTAGAACGTCGCGTAGGCGTTCCAATCCGGCGGGACGGGGTTCTTCAGGGTGATGCGGTGGTTGACACCATCCACCGAGGCGACCGGCACTGCGGGGCGACCGAGGGCGTCACGGAGCGTGCGACCGACACGGACCACAATGAGGTCCGGGCGGTTCGTGATGAGGTCCTGCCGAGAGTTGGTGACCGACTGGTAGAGCGGTAGACCAAGCGGAGTGTTCCGCCCATTGCCGGTCGTCGGCACTTCGGGAAGGAGGAAGTCCGTGTTCGAGACCGTCGCCGGGATGGTCGTCGTGTCCGTGACACGCACACAGGCACTCAAGTAGAACTGGTCGTCCACGAGGGTCGACGTGATCTGCCCACCAGAGCCCGTTGATCCATCGAACGGAGTTGCACCCGGAGAGGTAGACGAGGCCGCGACCACGAAACCCGTGCCCCAGTTGATGAGGCTGACGTCGGGCGTCGGGTTCGAGACGATGAAGTCCTGACCCTGGATGTAGTCGTTGCGACCGGGGGAAATACCCGCCCGGAGAACCGTCGTGACGAGGCTGTTCGGCAGATAGTCGAACGTGTCTTGCCAGGTGTTCGCGAAGTACTGGAGGGTGACCGTCGAGCCCGGTGCGGGGGCGAACGGCAAGGTCACGATGCCGTTGGCACCATCGACAGCCTGAACAACGACTTGCGTGCCGTTGACCTTGGCGACGACCTTCGTGGGGTCCGTCGTCGTGATACCACCGCTCGTACCATCCACGATCGGACGCTGGAAGACGCGGAACGCCTGAGTCCGGGTCGTGTGAGCCCCGGCCGAAAAGCCGAGGGGTCCATTCGCCGAACCCGAACCGACGAGGAGCGAGATCGGGGTCGTGAACTGGATGTGGTTCAACCCTGCATTGTCGGTGAAAACCGACGTCGAGAGGTTCGGGACGGCGGCCGAGTCGATGACCGACTTGAGGGCCGCTGCCGTGAGCGCTCCCGGAGGCAGGGTGATCGTAGCCGAGATCGAGTTCACCGTGAGGATGAACTGGTCGTTCGTGCCCGACGTGATGTTGAACGGTTCGACGCCTGGCGTGATGAGGAACGCGTTGAGGGGGTCCACCTGGACCGAAACGTCGTCCGTGAACGCCGTGTCGCCACGGTGGAAGAAGTAGGTGATCCGAACGACGTCGGTGGGCTGCGTCGGCACCTGGAGCGTGACAAGGCCCTTCTGGCCCTGCACCCCGCCGAGAGCAACCGGCGTCCCGTTGACCGTCACGGTGACCGTGCGCGTGTCGTTGGTGACGCGGCCGAACCCCTGACCGTCGACGATCGGGTAATTCCGCACTCTCAACTGAGTGAGGGTCCCGTCTTGAGCGCCGAGGATGAGGTTGTTGGGGTTGGTCGCGTTGACCACCCACTCCAACGCCACATCTTCGTTGACGATCTGCTGGTCGACAGTAGAGCTACTGCCACGGACCAACTCCAGGTCGTCCTGCTCCAGCTCTTCTTGGCCAACGCCAATGAGAACGGGGATCCGAAGCCCTGCCACGAGGTTCGAGGCGTTCGTTTCAGTGAGCGTCCGTGTGTAAACACCGGGCGGTACGTAGGTAATGAACGGACCCAACGCCATTGGCGGATCTCCTCAGGGAAATTAGACTTGATTCGATCTGCGTTCGGATCTGACTCGGCATGCCGAGTAGAGGAAAACCGTACGGTGTGATTCGATTCTGATCTTAATGGCGCCAAGTAGAGCCTGGGCGTCTACCTGCCCTTACGAACGAAACATTATCGAGGCGGCTTCACTTCTCCCTGTCGAGCCACCTTAGCGGCGTCAACAGCGGCCTTTGCGAGCTTCCGACGAGCATTCCGCCCCACATCCGACATCGGCTCATAATCGATGAAACCGGGCCCGGTGTGACGGATGAGAGCGTGGGTTTCCCCCTGTTTTCTAGCCTCGCCCTTCACTTTTTCACGATCGGAGATGACTTCCCACCGCGACTCGGCACTCTTCCCGACCGCCCTGTCGGCCGTCGGATAGTCATCCGCGTGGACGCCAGTGTTGGCCGGAGCGGCACTAGCAGAGGCCGCGAACCCGAACCCGAACCCCTGTTGGTCGAGGATCCGAGGCGCATCGTCCTTACAAGACGGGCACGGATGGGTCGTGTGGTCCCCCATTTTGAGGGTCCTCTCGAAGCGGACGAGGCACTCTTGGCACTCAAAAGCGTACAGCGGCATTGGGATCCCTCATTTTATCTGATTCGTTCGAAGGCACTGTTACGGCCTGCAAGAACAGGATTCGTAGCGAAAAAGAGCTTGCTCTTGACGTCCCCAATGATGGTCGTACCCGTGTCCAAAGACGTGGGGGTCGTCGTGAGGTCCTGTTGCTTCGTGTTCGCGACCACTCGGCTGATCGTCAGGGGCAGCGGGATGTGAATTTCCCAGTCCGCCTGGAGCTGCGCCGTCATCGAGGCATTGTAGTAGTAGGTGTCCGCCGTCTCGTCGTAGGTCTCCTCGGACTCACCACCCATCGAGATGTCGGTGAGTTCGATACCTTCGCTCGAAAGGACCGGGCGCTTTTGACCCCACAAGTACATGATGATGAGATCGGCAATCTCTTCCATCTGGATCGAGTCTTGGGCGATGACGTCGAACTCGAAGCTCAAGTCGAAGCGACCACCGATAGCGTTCGCCGCCTCAACCCTATCCGGGTAGACTCGGATGGCGATCTTGTCCCCTACCCGTGCCCGCTTCCCGAAAGCCATCACGATGCCGGGGAGAGTCTTGAAGTCCGCCGTGTTCCAGACGAAGGGGACCGGCCCGATCGAATCTGCCGGGTAGAAGTAGTCCGCCGTGAGGATCGAGTTGGGACTGAACCGTTGAAGTAGCTCGATGGCGCCGGTGAGGTAATCAACCGTGAAATGCGTACCCTCGGTGAGCAGAAACCGGCGGTTCTCCCAAAGTCGGAGAGTCCCCTTCGTCGGGCGCTGTTGAAGTTGAGCCTCCTGCTCGATGCCCGTCGCGAAGACAAGCACGGCTTCGTCCGTGACTTCGATGAGGGGATCGATCGCAAACATCCCCTGACCCTGAGCGGTTGTGGGAACCGATAGGACTTCGAGGTAGTAGATGCCTGACGGGATCGGCATCTTGTCGTTGTTCGCTTGAACAGCAGCGAGGTCTTCTCGGATCCATTCGATGGGGTAGGCCGCCTCCCCCACGAAGGCGAGCATGACGTGACTTTCAATGGTCCCTAGGAAGTTGTCGGCGGCCAAGCTCACCTTGTTGGCGCTCGAACCCTTCACGACAATCCCGAATTGGGGTCGCTCGGTAAAGGCGTACTTGTTCTGGATGAACGGGACGATCTTCTCGTAGATGGGGTGCTTCGAGAAGCTATCCTTCAGCTCCAGAATTAGACGCCGCTTGAGCGCTTGCGCGAGGTAGAAGTACATGCTTCAGTCCGCGTGCTCCTCCATTGCAAGCACGAGGAGACCCTCCGCTACGGCGGTCATGGGATCCTTGGCCGCTCGGACTTCACTGATCTGAATCGGGAACCCCTTCTTCTTCACGGCCTCGAACTCTTCCTCGAAGACCGCCATGAAGCCGCCTGCGCGACTCGTGCCGCCGGAGACAACGAAGGGGATGGGCTCCGGTAGGTTGAGCGTGCTCTGCACCTTGCGGAACTGAATGGCGATGTTCTCCAGACAGTACTTGATGAGAGCCCGGATGTAGAGCGCGATGGCTTCTGCATCGCGATCTCCCGCCGTGTTCGCGAGGTCGACACCCTTCTCCTTGAGGGAGCACATGCGAGATGCCGTGGACCCCGTGGCCTTCGCCGCATGGGAGTCAATCCAGTCACCACCACGAGCCACCGAGAAGTCCATCCCCTTCACCGTCTGATAGGCGAGAGCGATGTTGCACATACCGGAGCCAAAGCTCACGGCGAGCCCGGAGAAGTTCTCCTTGGCGCACTGGCTGTAGATGATCGCCATCGCCTCGTTTTGAGGGTGGGCCGCGTAGTTGTGTTCGGTGAGGATCTTGCGGAAGACCTCGGTGTGGTAGATGATGTCCTGGTTCTCGTCGTCGATGGGAGCTGCCGGCACGCTGTAGAAGCAGTGCTCACCTGGGGTGCCAGGGTCCCCTAGAACGTGCTTGACGAGCAAGCTGAGGATCTGCTGGGCGTCGATTTCACCCGCCGAGATCACGCCTCGTGAGAGTGGCCGACGCACCTCTCGCTTGAAGAGGTTCGCCATGTTGAGGGCCGAGTCCCCGATGACAATCAGGTTCCCGTCCTTCTCGATGTAGTCCACCTTCGAGAGACGGAGCGTCTTCTTGGCATCTGAGTCGAGGTCGAGAAACGCATCCCGGATGCGGTTCGTTTCGATCTTGTCGCCGATCTGGCGAGCCGAAACAATATTCATAGTCCCGATGTCGAGACCCACCCCCGACTTGTACGCAGCACGATCTGACTTGGCCATTTTCATCCTCTCTTCATCTTGGGTCCCAACGGGACCCTCCACATCTGATTTGGGTTTCATTTGGCCGATGAACGGCGATCGTAGCTGACCTTCGTGAGACAGCGCTGCTTGAGCAGGTAGACGAACTCCTCGTGCTTGTCGGCCACCCCTTGAAGGAGGTTGTCCGTGCCGTTCGAGAGCTGACCCTTCTGTTCCAACATCCCGTACACGCCGTTGAGTGCCGTGAGGAGGCGTGCCTCGCACGTGAGACTCACGAGGGCGTAAGCGTCGGGGCTGGGATCCGTGAG